TATGAAAGAGAAGGGAATGATACATGGTACGGATATTGAGATGCGCCATTTCATAGAGCAGGTAGGTCAATACAACGATAGGCTCATGGGCCCCGTTTCCCGATTGATGAGGAATTACGCATTGTCCCCATTCATTGTTGCCGGCAGGACTATGAACAGAAATTCTATTTGGGCCGCAACTGGTTATTCTGGAGTGCCAGGAAAAACAAAAGAAGCTGAAATTCAAATGAGGACTGTCAATCTTGCCGCGCCGTTCATGGCTGCGACAATCCCTATGATAGTTAATTATTACCTATGGGGCAACGTGTTCGGTCCTGATAAGAACTCCCCTATCGGAACGGTAGTACTGTCAGAGCCGGACGAAAACGGCCAGCGTATGAAGCTCAATGTTTTTCGTGACTCCCACTTTGCAAGGTTCTTATCACTTACTGGCATGGGAGAGGTTGCTCAGGGATTGGTTGAAGGCAAGGACCCCGAGCAATATCTGGAGAATGCCAAGACCACGGCGCTTTCAACCGTGTCTCATCCGTTCTACGGCCCGATGCTTTCAACTGCATATAAAGCGTATTCAGGAAAGGACTTGCTTACCGGCAAGCAAACTGCATACAAGGCGCCGGAGGGCGGATTGGCGCAAACAAAAGAAAATATAAAAGGCGCGTTTAGGGAGTTAAACCCGTTATTTTTTTCCGTCGGAGAACAGGACAAGAATGTTAAACAGGGGATGATAGCTAAGGCTTTATCAAAGTCTCCTGTCGGCGATATGAGTCATGTAGGGCATATTCTTGATACGGCTATCAAATCAGGCAAATCGGCCATGGGAATAACTTTTAGCGAAAAAGGTACGAATGCTTCGGAAACCCTTGCCCGTAATTTTGCGTTTAGCAAGCTAGGGGAAATGACAGAAGAAGGCAAGGAGCAGGCCGTTTTCCGGCGAGAGATGATCAACAAACTACGTTCGGATTTCGACGCTACCGATGAAGAGTTGTCAGAGCTGGTTGATGGCGGTTCAATCCCTCAATCTCTTGTCAAGAAGCTCGAGCACAAATCAGAAACGGATAGGATTCTTGTTTGGTTATCAGGGAACACTATCGAACAAACAATAAAGGTTTACAACAAGCTCGACGATCTAGAGACTAAGCAGGAAGTTGCCGATATGCTTAACAGGAAACTTCAACATGCTAGGAAATCGAGAACCAGGTCGTATGATTCCCTTGAACGTCTTGAGGAAGAAGTAGATTTTATCAACGATCAATTATTTTAGGGAGGATGAATGAGCAAATCTACCGAGAAAAAAGTTGACAAGATGGTTCAAACATTGTACGCTAAAGCCGAAAAGACTGAGTTTGAATGCCCTCATTGCAAGAAGATGATTCCTGGCGGAGACTTCGGGGAGCTGGCAAAAGCGGTCCAGCTTGCTGTTCAATGGGAGGGAAAGAAGATGGGAAAAGACGGAGGGAATGACTACAATCCTAATTGGGCAGAGGAGGAAGAACATGGCAAAACAGAATGAGATGGACTTAGGAGAGTTAGAGCGTAGAGAACATGAGGTAGAGCAATCGAAGAACAGAGAGCGATTGGTTTACAAGTCAATCAATATAGCGTTTGAAGTTCTGTCCGATAAGATACTTCTGCTTATCGCTACTCTTGTGGCTGCCGGATTCTTTGCGTGGACGCTCTATGACCCGTCACCAATGAAAATCGTAACGTCATGCCTATTCACGGCTGGAGTGTTCTGGCCGATACTCTGGCGTTACATGAAGCAAAAACGATAGGAGGAAAAGGATGAAACAGTTGCCCTTACCATTGTACCGGAAGGACAGAACTTTCACCATGTTCATTATTAAATTTTTACCAATACTTTTGGTCACGGTGTTCATGGTTTATGGCATGTCCTTGACCGGTCAAGCATATACCAACAATATAGTTAAACAGGAGAGGATGCAGAAATTAACAAAGTTTCATGAGCTCCTTCACGAAATGAAAATGAGGGAATCAGGTTGTAGGCATGAAGGGATTTGGGGTGATGGAGGGTTGGCTTATGGAGAGTGCCAGTATCACTACTTTACATTTGAAGTGTGGAAAACACGATATAAAATGTGGAATGCTAGTTGGAGCAATCGAGCAGACCAAAACGCGCTCATGGCGAGAATGGTTAGAGATGGGTACGGCCGTGAGTGGACGGTGTACGAAGCCTCATACAAGAAGGTTTATGGTAAGGACCCGCCACCTAAAGGTATAAAACTCTTGGAGGTGTAGCATGGAAATGGTTGAGATAATGGGTTCGTCGAGAATCGCGGCTATAGGTCATGATAGGGATACGCTGGAGTTGGAGATCGAGTTTGTTGATGGAGGGACGTATGTGTATGGCGATGTTCCTAGAACTGTATTCGATGCTCTTAAATCAGCGGGTAGTCCTGGTCGCTACCTAGATTCTTATATTAAGCCACGGTATCAGTTCTACAAAAAATCATGAGGTTATTATGGCAGAGGATATAGAAAAACTTGACGCTGTTATGAAGGCGAAGCCGGCGGTCCCTGGAACGATCGAGAATCTTTACGACCGCCCGAAACTTCAAAACGACAACGGTTCATATTCTACAACCAGGTCAATGTCATTTGAGGAAGATGGCATGGAGGTTCTTGTCCCTACTGTAATAGATGGCAAATCGCTTACCGACGAAGAAGCTATAGAACACTATCACCAAACCGGTGAGCATTTAGGGAAGTTTAAAAGCGTAGAAGAAGCCAATTCTTACGCACAACAATTACATGAAAATCAAGCAAAGAAAGGAGAGGATATGTCAGACAATGTAATTGACCCTACAAAATCCGAACAGGAAAAACAACAGCAGCCGAATGAAGCTATTATGAAAATGGCAGAATTTCAGAAATGGCTGGAGGAATATCTTGAAAAGTTTAAGGCTTATGCCGCAGAGTGGTCAGCAAAACACAAAGACAGCCCTTGGGTTGAAGATTCAGACCCGACAAAGAAACCTCAAGCTCCGCCAAGAATTACTACAGGAACAGGGTTGGCGAATGACGCTGCGAAAGAATTGCAGTCCGATAAGGCATACACGGAAGCTGTGGCAAAAGACCTTGATAGACCTTCTGAAAAACAAGAAGGACAGCCATGATGCCGATATTTAAGACTGTATTTTGGGTGCTGATTTTTGGTTCTGCCGGCTATGCCGCAAATGCAGTCGCTGCTGGAGAATCTGTTTCCTGGAATGTCGGGTCAACGATCAATTCAATTCTTCTTGCTATTGTAGGAATACTGGCAAAACAGGAATTTAAAGCTATTCGTGATCGGGCGGATGAAGTAAAAAAAACAGCTCGAGAACTTGGGGAATCTCTTGGCAATAAGATAGAAAAAATAAACGATTGTCAATCGGTTCTTGCATCAAAAATAGCAGAGGTTGATGGCAAGCAAAAACTTGTCATAAAAAAAGTATTCGGGGAAAGTTACGATGGAGGATAGCCATGGCCGAAATGTTGCGTGACAGATTAATCCGAGAAGAGGGATTGCGCTTATTCCCTTATAAAGATAGTAGAGGAAACTGGACGATCGGAGTAGGCCATAACATAATGAGCGACCCTGCAATGCTGGCTAGAATTGATTATTACCAGCATTTTGGCATAAATAATGACTATGCCCTACAATTACTTGACGCTGATATTGCATCTGCTACAGAGAGTCTTTTAAAGTATTGTCCATGGGTAGATTCATTGGATTCTGTCAGGCAGGACGTGTTGATTGATATGACGTTTAACATGGGGATAATGAAACTTTTAAAGTTTAAAAATACATTGCTTCTTGTCCAGTATGGAAAGTATGAGGAAGCGTCCGAGCACATGCTTAAAACACCATGGGCTGACGAAGTTGGCTTACGAGCCGATCATCTGGCGGAAGTAATGAAAACGGGGGTGGCGTGATGGGAGCAGATGCAATAGTAGCGTTGGTATCGTTGTTGGGTCCTAAAATAATAGATTTGGTCAGGGGATGGTTCGGGGCGAAACAAACTCCAGAGCAAGTGTTGGCAGGGCTGGCATCGACAAATCCGGCGGCTTTAGCTCAATATGTTGAAGCACAGGCAAAGCTTATTAGTGCCGAGAATGCAAGTGTCAATGCGGATATATCGGGGACTATCAGCGTGTGGGTATCTGACATAAGGGCGATGATTAGACCGTTTGTCACCGTGGTTGCTGCGGTTCATATCGTACTTGCGGCCCATTGGAAAGTTGCAATTCCACAAGAGGCCATGTATGTCTATGAGGCTGCAATATGTTCTTGGTTTGGAAGTAAACTTTCTAAATGAAAGGAGGCAAATAATGGAAGCAATTTTAATCAACATAGTAGTGGGCATGGTCTGTTTTCTCGTAGGTGCAATCTTGACGTATGCTTTGTACCCGAAAATTGTCAAGCAGATTCAGCGGACAGTAGCGGATTTAAAGACTGACGTAACGAAAATAGAAACGAAGGTATAAGAAAACAGGCGGCGTCTGCGGACCGTAAGTGGTACTTGTACCAGCCGCCTACCTTCCTCATTTTCCCATCGGAAGTACACGAATCAACTCAATGATACAGAGAAGTGTAACAGCGACCCACAACGGACATTTTCCCATAGCCGAAACTACTGTGGCTACGAAAGCACCAACTACGAGTATTACCATGACTGTAAGCATAGTGGACTCCTTTCTTATGTAAGTATAGCACACTTTCACAATAGCACCCCTATCCTCTGCCCTATAATCATGTACGATGAATGGTCAGGATGAACTCCGTCAATGGTTTGTATTAAAGCATCACTCGTATCCACGTAGTGCGGGCAGAGTAGTTTAACGCCAGCGTTGAAAGCATCCGTATCGGCATTTGATATAACAGTTCCATAGGGTATTCCTACGCAGATAAGTTTGGTAAACGTAAGACCGTTCATTACTAATCCATAATCATTCACCGCTGACTGTACGGATTCCTTGACGAGGGAATTATGCCCCATGAAAAGTACAAGCGTTTGAAGTTGTCTATGATCAGGATTATTTAACTGCCACTCAATCGTTGTCCCCGAAACTCCGTCATTCTCAACTGATAATCCCCATTGACTCCAATAATCAGTTTGAGTATATCCTGCTCCGCCAGCCGCCATACTATCGCCCTTAATGGTAACTTGAGATACGGGAGAAGTATATTGCACAGCTTCGATAGCTTGATGCTGCGATCCCCCTCCGCTACACGATGCAATAAGTACTACGGTAATAGTGAGTAATAAGTACTTCATTCCTTCACCCGAAGTCGTGAGCCGTCTGGTAATTTAAAATATAGTTTTCCATTTTTATAATAGCTGATAAGTGTAACATGGTCGTGATTTAATATTTCTTTTATCAATTCCACACACTGATCAGGATTAAGCTCGGTGACTATCTCGCCGGAGCCACTACATTCACACTCTTCACGAAATTTATTGTCATTATAGGCAAGGTTACAAGTACACTTCTCCACCTTCACCACTCCCGTTGGCTTGTCTAGGGCGATAATCTTATCAGCAAGTTTTAACGCTCCAGAGTGTCGCTCGCTCACTTCTATTAAATCATATATTCCTTGTTCAATTATATTTGCTGTCTCATACCGTCTACTCATGGCTTCTCCCCCCTTGCCCGAATGGGCTAGTTAATAGTGAGTAATAAGTATTTCATTCCTTCACCCTTATTCTGGAGCAATCGGGTAACTCAATAAACATAGCCACCTTAGATAGCATATTATCTTTATAGTAAAGAAATGCCTTCCCGTTTAATAGCATCTTAGGTACCTCTATCGCTTCCTCAAGCGTGAGGACGGTGACGAGTTCGCCGGAACCATGACACTTCTCGCAGACATGACCAGTATGAGGTATCCCCCAGCATTTATCACACTTCTCTACCTTTTCCATCCCCACCCTCTTGGAGAGCAGGGAGAGGATGCCATCAGCCATTGGATTAGGAAATAATTCTATATTTTGTCTGATACAATGTTTGACAATTATTTTTGCTATCTCATCCCTGAGTGTCATGGGTGCCTCCTAATAATCAATCTCATCCCAATCTGATTCTTCTGGTGTCTCTTTGCATAAGAAAATTGCCCATCGCTCTTTGCACTGTTGGCGTGGGTCAAAATGTTTGTATCCTGCTTCGCAATCTGCTATTTCACCATCACATGGAACAAGGTCTGAAAGTTCACAACCACACGGCACATTTTGATTAAAAAGTCCTTCATATCCATTTACCATTAGATGTGCTTCTATCATTTGCTTACAATTCATCTCTCCCCTCCTTGCTATTCAGTGTCATGGGTGCCTCCGCTAATATCAATTGGAAGATATGAATAAAGAATGCCACAATGTATGCAAACGCTATCCTCTCTGGCTTCAGGACATATTCCCCATTCATGTTTACAGTTTAATATTTGAATAGCATAAACAGACTTTTCGTAAGCAATAAAACAGTCAAGGCATATCCCGTCTATTAAAGTAGTTGCCCATGTAGCGTTGTGACATGTTTGGCAATCTTCTGGATTAGCTTGACCTACTGAATATCTCCCTACTATTTTTATACTACGGGTTTCTTCCATCTCTCCCTCCTTGCTAAATTAAAAGGCGGCTCGGTAATCTCAGAGGCACTAGAGCCATCTTCTCTTTCCTCTACCGTGGACAGCTGTTGCTCGTCGGAACGGCCACGGGTCGCCAACGATTGCGTTAAGAGCCTGCCTCACCGATACTCACACCGCCCATGAAAAGACTATATACGCATCACAGCTTTAATAAATGCTATCGCCGTTATGTAATTGTATGTATGTTTAGTGTCTTTATGTTTTTCGTGAACCGCTATTTTAAAATTCTCGATGGTATCGAAATAACAACCTGTTTTGATGTATATTCCTTTATTCGTATTATACGCTGTCATATACGATTGGTGTGAACCGATAGGGCCGATACAGAGCATAGGATTGTTTTTAAGTAGCGTGAGTTTTGCTCCATCAGCTCTAGTCAAGTAAGCTCCAGACAAGTTAGCTCCAGACAAATTAGCTCTAGTCAAGTTAGCTTCAGACAAGTTAGCTCCAGTCAAGTCAGCTCCATACAAGTTAGCTCCAGTCAAGTCAGCTCCAGTCAAGTAGGCTTTATTTTTCTCTACCGCTTCTCTGATAGTCTCATACTTGCCAGCCTCAACGATTATTGCATCTGTAAATCTATTTTTTATTTCATTCATATCCCCACCTCATTTGAGAAAAATTCATATATCGCCTTCGTACCGAGTTCGCGGTCGAAGAGCAACATTACAAATTCACTCTCTAAAAATGTTTTGCCCTGCACTGTATATAAATTAATCCATTCTATCGGAACTTTGTATGATACTGAACAATGAGGTTTAATAAACTCATCCCACTTCTCATGTTTCATGGCGTACCTGACTAACTCAAGGTAGTCACGGTCATCAAGTGTCGGGTGGAAGTTGGTATTTCCTATTTGTTCTATACCGCATTTGGTACAGGTATAATAAACATTATAATAATAATCGGTATCTGACTGCTCAAACTTATGCCAGCACCGACCTACAAACTTACTTGCCCATTCATCGTAATTAATCATAATACCCCCGTAGTTAGCATGTTAGGTTATGAGAGATCTGTGCTTTTATAAGTTTACAGTTGTGCTTTTATAAGTTTACAGTTAAACTCACACGCTACTCTCTCCAAGACCTTCATTAATGCTTCATGAGTCTCTTTTGAATACCACATAATTACCCCCTGTGTCATTTTGACTACATATTGCAACATTTTGCTTATCTGCAATTATAACACCCCGGAACATACCCTCCGCAGAACGTAGTCCAAGCACAGCATTGTCCACCGTCTGAGGTTTGGCAACAGCACAAAACTTGACCATATCCGGGTTCCCCATAGGCTGACTTACAAGTAGCATTTCGCTCCGAGTAAAACGCCAACCCTAATACTATCGCTATTATTATCAAAAAGTATTTCATACTTTATTTTACTCCTTTCCTATTTCATCTAAGTAATACTTAAAATATGTTTTATGATATGTTTGTAAACAGGTAGATACCATATCGCTCATTAATCCATAATTACTGCATTGTACTGATTGAACACTGACCTGATCAAGAAGGGATTGAGACGTCTTATCACCGATATAATTCATTATTTGCCTCCTGATTATTAAGGTGCGTAGTAAGTAATTCCTCAAGGAGTATGTTTTGGGCAGCCCCAGCGGCAGTCCCAGCAGCATCCTCAGCAGCATCCCTAGCATCCTCAGCAGCATCCCTAGCATCCCTAGCATCCTCAGCAGCATCCCTAGCAGCCCTAGCATCAGCCCTAGCAGCAGCCCAAGCAGCCCTAGCAGCCCTAGTAGCAGCCCAAGCAGCCCTAGCATCAGCCCTAGCAGCAGCCCAAGCAGCCCTAGCAGCCCTAGTAGCAGCCCAAGAAGCATCCCAAGTAGCAGCTCTTAATTTTTCATCCCCTGTATTCAGATAATCAATAGCTATTTGCGGAGCGTTCCATAGGTGGATAACGGACAAGGCGCATTTTCTAGCAAAAATTCTCAATACTTCTTCTGCATTTGCCATTTGTACTACCGTTCTCCCATGAGCGCAGTATTTATCGATGGGATTTCCATGCGGTATTTTTTCACCGTGCAGCGTTACTCGGCATATGATACTCCCAGGCGCATACTGTAAAGCGTCCAATGCCCTCTTTGAAGCATGGAAACCAATTTCACATGGTATCAGCTTGGTATCAGGCGGAAGCATGAGCGTATGTTTTACTTTTACTTTTTCCTTCGTGCCGAACCGTAAGCATCCATCATCAGGTAGAAAGTGCCAATATAAATTATTCATTATTTGCCTCCTTATTTTGTTTATTTACTGCCCTTACTTGCCTTCAATGCGTTCAAGCCTGTCGTGGAGAAGCGGGGTTTTAGCCCGCTTCCTATGAGTTCCTTATACTGTTTGACATCAATCCGGGAAGGTAATTGTGATGATTGTTTGCTCGAAGAGCTTACTTCCGACTTTTTCCTGGCTAAACGTGACTTCCTTGACAAACTTGGGTCCATCATCAGGGAGTATTTTTGCAATTCTAAGTCCGTCAATGACAGCTTTAGCACTGATGCCGTCGGCGTCTGCAAAACGGGTTCGCTTATTGTGCACCGCAATACTGCATCGTGTATCCATGTTCTGATCGCCTTTCTCTCTCTCCATGTCATTCTAAATAGTTGATTCCATGTAGGAAGTTTGAATGGAAGTATTAGTTTTACCGTTCTCAATGCTCTTGTCCTCCTCCCATTTCCATTTCGTGAGTGCATTCGATTAGTCCATCACGAACAAATTTCTGCATGAGTGGGAGTAAATCTCTGTAGGTTGCTTTTCGAGTCAGTCCTTTTTCGTCCATGATAAACACTCCAGATACAATATCATCCAAGTTCATTTATTATCCTTTCTGCATCTTCTTCGTTGAAGTAATTACGAGAAGTTTCAAGGCAGGAATCAAAGTCCCATCCTTCGTTCACGCATAGGTGCATAAGGTCTGCTAACAAATCTATAACATCGGTTTGTTCGTTTCCTTCATGGTCATATTTTGCAAGTGCTTGCGCTGCATTTAGAATATAGTCCGGTACTTTCAATATCCATTCTTTATGTCTGTGTGTCATTGCATCTTCCTTACCGCTTCCAGAAATTCTACTCCATGGACTTTCTGATAAGCGTCGATAGCATCGTGGTTTTCGTTGCATACATAGCACCTGATCTTGTTGTCCGGCAGGAGCTTCGCCGATGGTTTGTGGTCGTCATGCCATAAGCAACATGCCCATCCCCTGTCGAACTCTATTATGTTTTCCATGGGATAGTTTTTCGCGTGTTCGATCATTGCTGAAGTAACTTGTCCAGCGACATCATTCGTATTCTTTTGCTGCATAGTATAAATCGTTTTCCTGATTGCGTCGTGTACTGCATTGCGTATTTTGGAAAGATACCAGTAGTTTGCATCGCTTCTCTTGTACTGTCGTTGCTGAACAGATATTTTAACAAGTCTTTCTGATAACGATTGGAGACGAACTTTGTCTGCTTCTTGTACCTTATCGGCGTTTTCTGTACGGTATTCATGGATAACTTGTCTGATTCTGGTATTGTCTTTTCTTCTCCACTCGAGCAATTCTTTTTCATTCATGCTATTCCTTTCGATAGGTGAGATATTTCGCGTGTTGAGGGTATTTAATGGCAAGGCGTTCAAGGAGCTTTAGTATATCACCGCGCGGGTCGTTGGTTTCGCTCCGCATTATTTCTTTCAGTCCTGTCCAAAGCTCTGTTCCGCAGGCCCTGGCTGAATTGTCCATCAGTTGTTTTTTGGGTTCTGGCTCGGTTGGTCTTTGTGCTGCGTTCATCCAATTAGAAATGTTCTCCAGCTTCATCGGTCCTGCATATTCCCCCAAGCTGTCCAACTTCCACTTTGGGAACTGAATCAATCTGTTTTGCCATACTGCTATTTCCGGTTCCGTTAGATTTGTCCTTGTGAAGGTTTCCAGGCAGAATATTATTTCTAGAACGTAGTCGTTCATATTTATCTCGTTGTTCTTGTTCTCGCTCCTTGGTGAAGTTTCTACCTGCTGGTCGTTGGCTGCTGCTTGCTTGAAGTCCATTTTTATTTCCCTCCCATGTCCGTACCGCTGCCTGCCAGTCCTTCATCGGTGTTTGGTTCTTGCCTACTACCCACCCTCTAGTTTCATAGTGATCAAAGAACTCCTGGCCTTTAATTCCTTTGTTTCTTTGCCGGCAGAAGGCTTCTATCTCTTCAACTGTCGGTTTAACAAAAGCAGGCCGAATCTTTTTTTTCTTAATAATAGGTTCTGTCTGTATATGAGTCTGAATCTGAATAGATGATCGTTCGTTCATCGTTCGTTCATCGTTCGATGATTCTAAACTCATGGGATTCAAGTGGTTTGGTTCTTGGTTGTTCCGTAGTTTGTTGCCAATCCTTGTCAAATCCTTGTCAAATCCTTGTTCAATCCTTGTCGTATCTTCGTCGACGTGCTTTTTTCTCTTTACTTCTCGGCACATAACAGATTTCTTTGCCTTCTGGCTTTTGTTTATTGCTATGCAGTGTTCTACAAATAGTCTTGAATTACGGGCTTTTGCAGGGTCGTGTTCATCGATGTCAAAACAGTTTTTAATTACGTGCTCTATGTTTTTCCATCGCGAGCCTGGAAGGAGTTTCTGCAATATTTCTTTGTTTGTTGTGATGCTGCATGAAGGGTCAAGCCATTGTTTTACAAGCAATGATACATAAATACCTTTTTGTGCGTCTGTCATTAATGCTATCTTGCCTGATGTTGACCAGTCCATAACGTAGAAAGGGAAATAGGGTAGTTTCAAGACGTCTCCTTCCGTGGTAGAAAAGTTGCTGGCGGGCCTCCCTGCAAGGAGTCAGCTCGGCTTGTCCTCAGGCGATCAACCCGGAGTTAGCCAGCAATCATACCGTACCACAAAGCTATTCTTCTGTCAATGGTTCTTTTGGTTTTTCTTTTGCCCACTGCGGACAGAATTTAGATACAATACAGTAATTTTCGCATCTGGTATAGCCGCCAGGACGGACCACAATGCTATGCTTATTGTCGAGTTTGTTTTCGTCCATGTGTTTTTCTGCTTCTTTTACACTATCAAACACTCGCACTGCGGTTTTGCGTCCTTCTTTCATAATGGCCAATTTGTTTGGTTTTCTCCAGCGTTCTTCGTCGGTGCATGTTTTATCTGCTGGCGGTAATGTGTGAAATGCGATTCGTCGGGTGATGTAGTTATACTGTTCTTCTTTGGTCCATAATGGTACTTCAACTGTTTGAAAAGGTATTGGAGGATAATCATTATAACGTAATTTCTCGTTTAGCGTCCAGTCTCGTAGAAGTAAATGAGCTTGAAGTTTTGTAACATCAAACGATGATTTTCTCCAGATGTAGGCATAGCAATTTAGTTGTTTTTCCACGTTTGCTTTTAGCCCAAATTTCAAATGCCAAACGGATACTACTTTCCAGTCGGAGATTATCCCGCCATCTTCCATGATGTCTGTTCTGCAGGAGATGAGTTGTCCATTAACATTTGATATTAATTCTTCTTCTACAAAAGAGTTGTTGCTATTTGTTTTCAAAAAGTCATGGAAGAGATTTCCCATCAATGCCCAAAGTCGATCGCTTGCATCGTCCTCTAGTTCATCCCAATGATCTAGTACAAGCTGTCGTATTTGTGGAGAGTCAATGAGGGACGTAACAGATATACGCCCATCACTGGCTTTCCGCTGCTGGACTGCGTTTACGATTGCTTCTGGTAGCCCGTATTTATTTGTAATCCGCATCGGGTTCTCCTTCCATTACTACTCCTTCCAAGGCATGAGCTTCTTCGTCAAACAAACTGATAATACTTCCGGGTGTGATCTTCATTCCTTGTTTTGTTTCTGTGTAGGTAAACTTTATCGGTTCTACTCTGTCTTTAGCATCAAGTAATCGTTGCCCGTCTTTGGTATCGAATGTCCCATATCTGACGTTATCTATTTCGATACTGTACATTGTCCATGGGCCCCTGCTTGATGTTCCTGTTTTAATTCTGACGTCTTTTACTTCGCAGTGAACAATTCCTGGTGCTGAAATACAGCCGGGTGAGTTCTGGAGTTCTCTGTTGTTCTCGTCTTTGCCGGCTCTGGTCAGGTTGGCTCCGGTCAGGACTGTTTTGTTTTCTGCAGATGATTTTTCTTTAGTTGGTTCTTGTTTGTCATCTGGCTTGCTCGTTTGTTCTGGCGGTAAGTCGTCGGCCACTTTTCCCTTAATAGGTGTTTGGTTGCCGTCGTCGTCCTGGTCGCCGGTCATGATGCCCGTTACTCCAAGGAACGCATAGCGCATTGCAAATGTTCTTGCACTGGCAAATTTTTGCTGTTCGTTCATGAACGCGTCTTTGTCGATCGGGATTTCAAATTCAGAAATTTCCGAATGTCCGCCAATGTGTGATAGTTTCGCCGTAGCTGTGAGCCAATGCTTATCTCCTTTGAGATCAAGTTTAGAAGTAAGAGAGTAAGAGAATCCGTTGACAGCAAGCGGAACCTTGATTTGATTGATGATAGAATCCATCTGCGCGTAAGAATATCTGACAGTTGCTTTGTCTTTGTTGAGGACCGGCGTATCTTTTTTGATAACTGGACACGCAGCTTGGAATTTAGAAAATGCTTTGTCATATTCTTGCTTTGCAACCTCTTTTCGCAGTGTTTCGCGCATGGCAAGCAGGCGCTCTATCACGTCAACGCTTGCACCTTTTTCGATGGCTGACATGATATATGTTTCAACATCACTCTTTGGCAGTTGTGCCGGCAAGTTGTTCGTATGTTTCTGTAATGTATTTTCCGTCATGTATTTTCTCCTTTAACAGTCGATATACAGCATCCTTAGAATAGTTCCTTTCTCTTGCGTTCACTGGCAGGGAGTATTTCCCCGTAATGAACTCCGTCGATATTTCTATCCCATGAATGTTTTGGTGTGGCATAATCAATGATAAACTCGCCGGCATGAAGTCCTAGTGCACGCACAAATTCAATTACAGCTTCCCGCATATCTGATTTTGTTCTGCCGTCGGGAATGAATATCTGTATCCTCCAGAATGTTTCTGATATGTTGATCGGTTTTTCTTTATTTATTTCTATTTTTTTGCCTTGTTTTAGTCCTTCTGTATAAACATCGTTTATTTTCTTGATCTCGTCCTGTAGTCCCATGTTAGACCTCCGATAGTGCTTCTAATTTTTTGAGGAATTTCTCGAGCTCTTTTTCGCCTACTCCGCCGAGCATAACGCTGTCGGTGATTGACGCTTGCAGTTTATCAACTTTGGCCATAAGTGCCATGCGCTTTTTTTCTTTGTTGGCGTCCATTGTATCAACTTCTTTGTCAAGCTTTGCTTTTAGAGCCTTAAGTTTTGGATGGTATATTGAAACTGCGTTGTAGTTGTTATAATCCATGATCTTGAAATTTGTTAGGCTCATAATAAGAGCCTTCATTCGGCCATTGTCAATCTCATCGATTTTTGTTTTGTAGCTTGGCTGGTAACACTTGTCATTATAATTGAATTTTTCGTTTATGTCGTGTCGTGTTTTGTCTGCAACTTGCTGTACTCTTTTCTGCATGTAGCGTTTTTGATGAATGTTCATTTATCTTTCTCCTTTAAGTTGTGGGGACCACGGCAGGTTTCAAAACAGCTTTCCGTTAGATCGTACCTCTCCAGTCCCCGATTGTTTTTAGCTGAAATACCTATCGAGTTCGTCCAGGATTTTCTTGTCGAGTGCTTCTATTTCGACCATGAGTTTTGCCGGAAAATTTATCTTTTTGTTACCGTACTGAGTGTTGAAAAGTTGTTCGGCAATTTCCTTCGTTCCGTTCATTACGGCAAACGTACCGCTAATCTTCTTTTCGCCGTCAATGATTTTTACTCCCCATTCTTTCAAAATAATCATAGTTTTCTCCTTTAAGAATTGTGGCGGCTCGGTGAACTCAGTGGCGCACATGCTCTCTATCAGGCTGATTCCTGAACTGCCTCACCGATACTCACACCGTCGGGTTAGTGTTACCAGCTGGAATGATAGTCCATTTGTCCTCCTAGTTAAGTGAGATACCAAGAACGTTCATGGCTTCGCGTTCAAGGTCAATACGAATATCGGGTTTATGTGATTGTGCAATGGCGCTGATTGCGTTTGACCATCGCCAAAGTCCAGGGGCTTGTGGAAGTATCTGCGCTCCTGCCGTTTGTACCTGATACAGCGTTGCAACCTGTTCGGCTATGTCTTTCCCTATTCCGCGCCGTTTAAGTGTCGCGAGGGCTTCTTTGACGCTGATCGGCTTGCCTGCAAGTGCCGGAAGTTGTTTCTTTACCGCGTCAATGTAATTTGGTGTGGTGTTTATCATGTCTTTGATTGCGCTGGCTACCGTTTTCGTATCGAGTTCATGGGTCTGTTGAGAAAGAATCATGCTGTCCTTATCTTCCATGTCGAAGCGTCTGCCAAGATGTACTTTTCGCAGCATTTCAATTCCGGTTGCCAGGTTTGTGCAGATAACACGCAGTATTCCAAGGTGCATGGAATTTGCAACTCCGCCGTAATCGCCCGTAGTGATTGTCAGGGTAAAAACAATGTATTCATCGTGTACCAATTCAAAGAGTTCAGGCATTAACATGGTTATTTGATACCGATAGCTGGTGTTATGACCGACCATAGGCACAAAACCCATTCTTAGGGCGCCATGTACAAACTCTTCAAATATTGGCGAAGCGTCCATGCGTTTAAATGACGGCGAAAGCCAGCCTTTAAGTTTCTTATTGACGGTTCTGAAAAGGAGTCCATCTTCCGCCATTCTGTGCGTCATAGTATCGAGGTTGTTTTCCAGCAAGGCAAATTCGCCAAGTTTTAGCAGCTTGTCTCCGTATGCTCGAGGGATTGCAAGTCTGTCGTACATTTGCTGTTCAGAGTGGTCAGTCAGCTCGAAATCGCCAATGTCTTTCACTTTGATAAGCAAATCTCCTCCGCTTATTTCTTGTCTCTCTCCTTCCTTGTAGCGCGGCAGAATATCGTAGTTTATCATTGCCGGCTTTACCATGATGTCTTTGCGTGAGTTAAATTCTGCCTCGATATCCATCAGGGTATCTTCGACGTTTGATGTTCCTGCATCGATAATGCTTTGTAATTTCTCTTTTGCTCCTGTCATTTTCTCTCCTTTAAGCACAAGGCTTTATATTTTTTCTTTGCTTCTTTAGCAATGATCTTCGCGTATTTTTTACGTTCTTTTATTGCTAAGGGTTTGCTTTTGGTTGCATACCAAAGATTAAACGGAGAATCTGAAAATGAACATGGGACTCCGTTTTCTTCTTTGTCTTTTTCATCAGGTTCTCCCCATAGGTCAATCATTATACATTCGTGGCATCCTCTATTTGGGGTGGAGGTGGAGAATGTATATTCGCAACAAGGGCATTCATTAAAACATAGATTAACGTCGCCTCCGTTCTCTTTCCATTCAGGCCAGTATCGTTTAAATTGATTACCTGTTTTTGCGAGCCATTCCCATAATTTCCAGCAAAGAAAGAACGCTGTTTTTAAATCGAGACCATTTTTTCTATTCCATTGTAAGATCATTTTTCCTCTCCTTTTTTATTACCGCAATTTTTATTATGCGGCGATTTTCTTTTCGTTTTCGATTGGTGCTAGCTTGGAAATACAAACAAGGATGTTGGGGCAGGTGTAACAATCTGCATTAGGGTTTAAAATAGCAAATGTTGTTTGACAATATTCCATAGCTTTTCCCCCTTAAATATTAGGAACCCAAATAGCATGATCAACTCCCAAAAAATTATAGCTTCAAGAACAGTATGAAGTGAGAATAGTTTGTGTTTTTTTTCTTTTTTCTCTAGCCATTTAATGTAGGCGTGAAGGTCTTTAGCGTCTCTCATGGTATCTCCTTTCAGATGCGGGCTTCACGAGTTATCCCGCGTACCGATATTTAATCTCGCGGTGACAAAATTCGGTCAATTCGTCGGTATAAGGTTTTTATGATCGTTTTAATGCATAGCCAAGCATTCTGGCCCTGAGTGCTCTTAGGTGGGTTTCAATTTCGTCCAGGGTATTGACAATGGATATTTTTACCGGCTTTGAAAGGTTTTTTACAGTGTTGATTTGACAATGGGTTGTACAGGCAAGTCCGGTCAAATAATGAACTTCTAGAGATTCTTTGTATATTTGAAACTTGTCTGTTGGCAAAAGTCTTAGGTTGAGGTTCATATTTTCTCCTTAAGAAGTCGTTTCGGAATTGCCGAAATCGGTTTCCGAATGAGTCCCTGGTCGCTGTCACACCATGTGTGATGTTTTCCGGACGTGATGCTGACTACGCGGATAAGTTTGGCTTTGGGCTTTATTGTCGGTATCTTGATCTTTGGTAATGCGCCGGCAATCATTTTGCTCATAAGCCGAATGTACATCCACAAGTCTGTTAGAATAGCACCTAAAGACTTCCGCTGGACTGCTTTTTCGTTTTGTTTGTTGGCCATGATCGTCCTCATTCTTCTTTCTTTTTTATTTTGTATCGGCGAATCGAAAAGGACTGCGATTGATTATAACAGCACCGCGGGTTGCCTTGCCTTTGTTTTTATTATAACGGTTCTGTCGTTTATGAAGTGACACCGATATTTTTCAATGTTTGTGTTTTTTACGATACGGATTTGGCGAATCATAGACAATTCCTTTCCTTTGATTCTGTACCGGCAGCATTTATCGCCCGACGGCGAATCGCAAGAAAACCGGCGGGCGGAGTAAGTTTTGGCTTTTATCATTAACCGATTCAACGGTTCACCAACCGCTTTGGCGAGCGAAGCGAGCGAAATTTTTTTTTTGAGTGTTAAAGTTTTGACGGCTCGGTGTTTTGAGCCGTTTTATATGGTGGTTTAATATGGGTGGATTTCGCAAGGGATATAATGCCCTTTTTTTGGATTGGGGTTTTCATAATATCCGGCTGTGTAAGTGATTTGCTGTGATGGTTGGCTTTTATGCTTTGTTGTTGAATATCTTTTTTCCATTCTGCGAGTGGTGTTTATCTCTGCGTTCGCAGACGTTCTGATTCTGTCCAGCGTGATGGCGAGGTGGGTTCGTTGTTTTGCTGTGGAGTGGAGAGTTATTACGTGCGTGTTGTTTTTTACGGTGATGGTCGGGGGGGTAAAATTTTGTTTGTACCGCGGGCAGCGGCTGTGTTCTGGTTCGTGTGCGTTATACAGTTTACATGAGAATTTGCCTGCTATGGCATTACAAAACGTCTGGTTACAAGGGATTGATTCAGAGTCTAAAGATTCAAAACCATACATATTGGCTATGTCTTGCTCCCCTCTTTTGTCGTCGTCGTATATCTCTACAGGCATGTTTAGCGGGTCTTTTTCCGTGTCTAAAAATTGGTCGATACAGAGTTCAATGATCTCTTTTGCTTCCTCTGACGCTTTTCCTAATACGCTTTCATAGTCTTGTATTGCTTTTTCGATTATTAATTGCCTGTGGTGTAATAGCATTTTTTTCTCCTTTTTTAGAGTAGCTCCCTCTCTCCGAGGGGGCTTTCGCAGCTGATAAGCCCCCGAGAGAGAGAGCGTCAAAATTCTCGCTTTTCGCTTTCGACGGTTAACGGTTTAGCAAGGCATGACAAGTTTTTGTTCTCAAGGTTTGCTGGCGTGGCTTGCCGTTGGCTGTCGAGAAAAGAGAGAATTTGACTACCTACAGGGTTCAATTAGTAGTCGTTTATTTTTTTCTCCTTTGGTTCATTTCAAGTGGCAGGCGTTTTACCGCCTGCCATGAGAGGTTTGCGTTAGAATGATTCTCCTTCGGAAAGTTGCTTGTCGAGTTGTTCGTTGGTGAGTTGTCCGTCGTTGTTTTTTGCATTTATCATCTTTCGTGTGGCGATGAGTTGCAAGATTTCAGTTTCGGCGTTCTGCAGCGCAGAGCGCTTTTTCTGGTTCTCGGCGTCGAACTGAATCAATCTGCCGTGGATAAGGTCATAACGCTTATGGACGGCAAATAATTCGCAAATTTCGTCGAACGTAATGTCGGGTCCAAACTTGTCGTTGAAAACCCTCTGTGCATACTTTTCGCCAAGAACTTCGCCGTAGGTGGAGATCATGGTCTGGCGTGCCTTTACGAATGCTTTGATGGCCGTGAAGGCTTTATTCTTTGAAACTAACGGCATGTACTTTGGTACTGCGGGAAACTTTGTGATGTCTAACATTGTGATTCTCCTTTGACATTGAATTTTAACTACGAGTAGGCGAACTAACCAGCCCGCCCGAGACTCACCAACCAAACGGGCGGGCGACGGAAGCCATATGAGCCGAGGCTGGCAAATGAGCCGTTGTTCTTCCCTGTCGGCGGGGGCATATCAGGTATTGTCTTTAACCTTGTATTGACTATGACTAGCCGTGGCGGTAGTGGCTATGTGGCCTCTGACCGTTTTCTCATTGGTCAACAAGGTACGGACGGTGGTTCTAGCCGAGGCAGGCGTAGTGAGCCAAGCCGAGGTGGTTGTCGTTATGAGTGTGAACCGATGGTGTTACCCGGAAAGGCATCGGGACGTGGGGTTGGTGGAGTCATCGCCCCGCTTGATTTCCCACCCCAAAAAAAAGAGTGGTACGATTTTGCTTGACAGAGCGTACATTCTTTGGTACGATTGCCATCAATATGGAGAATCGGTTAAGCGATTTAGAGCTTATAGTCGAGCAGTTAAGCGATACTGCGACGTACAAGGGCAGGTTAATACGGGACATGGGCCGTGAGGAGTTATTGGAGCTTATAGTCGAGCAGTTATTGGAGTATCGCAAGTGTTTGAGGTATGTGGATTGGAGCAGGTTTTGTGATAAGAACGAGGTAATAGATGTCGAGTAATTTTCATAGTGATGGTCGGGTAGGTCTGGAGTGTGCGAGGATGTTTGCGAAGATGATGGCGGAGCTCGAGCTTGCCAAGCTGGACGAACAGGCCGCGACCGTCGAAGGGAAGATCATAGAGGCATGTTCGCAGAAGGACATCAAGTAATGGCAGTCATAAGGCCATTCGCCAACTACGAAAAGTTCTGCTCGAAGCTCGTTATCCAGAGCAAGGAATACGGCAGCGTGCCTCTAAGGTTTTGGGGCACGCAGCGCCATTTCGCCAGGGAGATAGAGAGCGGGCTGGAGAACGGGATACATCATTTCGTAGTGCTCAAAGGCAGGCAGGGAGGGATTACAACAGCTGGTGTGGCCATAGTGCCATACTGGCTGTTTCAGTATCCGGGCATACAAGGCGCATTCATAACCGATACGGACTCCAACAAGACGTATTTCAGGTCTATACTGAACGGCTACCTTGATTCCCTGCCCAGGAACATGAAGGTCCCGGTGCTGTCGCATAACAGGGAAATGCTGGTATTCAAGAACAAATCCCTCTTGACGTACCTTACTGCCGGCACAAGGAAAAAACGGGAAGGAGGAGAGCTTGGAAGGGCTAAAGGACTTAATTATCTGCATTCAACCGAATGCGCTTCCTACGCAGATGAAGATGAACTGCTATCCCTTGTCGATTCGCTTGCGCAAATCTATGAGCATCGCCTTTACATCTTCGAGTCCACAGCTCGTGGATTTGGAGTCTTTTACGATATGTGGGAAGATGCTAAAAAAGCTCACACTCAAAAGGCTATATTCATCGGATGGTGGCTTAAAGAAATTTACCAATTTGCGAAGGACACTCAAATCTATCGCGTGTATTGGGACGGCAAGCTGTCCGGCGAGGAAAAAGAGTGGGTCAAGGAAGTAAAGGCAGTCCATGGCCATGAGATCACCGGAGAACAAATGGCATGGTGGCGGTGGATGCTGCACGAAGAGAAACACGGCGATCTTAACAATATGTATCAGGAACATCCGCCGACGGCGGACATGGCGTTCGTCGTAAGCGGGTACAAGTTCTTTAACTCGACGCTCCTCACGAAAGCGTTTAAACATGCCTTGAAGCAAACGTACAGGAGCGCCAGATATACCTTCGGGTCGAACTTCGAAGATACCATGATTCATCCTACAACGAAGGTAAATGCCGAGTTGAAGATATGGGAAGAGCCGGTAAAAGGAGGTGTCTATGTCGTCGGAGGAGACCCTGCATATGGACTTAATGATAAGTCGGATAAATCAGTTGCGGAAGTCTTTAGGTGCTATTCTAACAGACTTGTGCAGGTCGCAGAATTTTGTGCTCCAGGCATTCGAACAGATCAATTCGCTTGGGTCCTTCTTCACCTTGCCGGAGCTTATCGCGGCTCGATGCTTAACGTTGAGCTTACGGGACCTGGCTATTCTGTGCTCAATGAACTCAACAACATTAAAAAATCATTTAGGCACATTAGTAAAACAGATGGAGGCAAAATATGGGACGCGCTATCCTGCATGTCATGGTTCCTCTACTCGCGCGAGGACTCGATCGGCACGTCATTCGCCTACCACTCGAAAACGTCGGGCGAACAAAAAGAGAACATGCTTAACAGAATGAAGGACATGTGGGAGCGCGGAGAGCTTATCATAAACTCCGCAGATATGATCAGCGAAGCAAAGTACTTCGCAAGGGACGGCAACGTGCTTGAAGGGAGAGGAGGGGCCAATGACGACAGGGTTATAGGCGTTGCGCTCGCGGTGCTGGCCCATATCAGGTGGAAATGGCCTGCACTTATGAGATCAGGACAGACGTATGAGACGGTATCAAAACAGGAAAAGAACAATCCTAACGGGATACAATCGCTGGTATTAAATTTTCTCAAACAACAGGGGGTGAAATAAAAATGGCTGATACATGGGTAATAATACTTATCATAGCTTCCGCGTGCTTCGCTGTGTGGGTTATTGAAAAGTTCAATCACCGGAAAAGGGAATCGGAACAGACAATGCGGATGAAGCGGGTAGTCCAGGCATTGAGGGAATATGACAAAAAAGGAAATAACTGATGCGCTGGTACGATTGCACTTTGTGGGGCTATGGTCGATATCTGCGCTTGCAGCACAAGCAGCGCTGTCGAGAGAAACCATATCCAGAGCTCTATCCGGAGACATATCGGAGCAAACGCAAGTACGGCTGGCAATGGTACTTAAAACTATTTCGCCTCATGCGCCCGCAGTGGCTCCGCCGAAAAGGAAGCCGGGACACTTCAAACGCTACCTGATACGGTATTACAATCTTGTACGATGGTGCGAGATACTTGAACACGAAGGAGTGAGAAAAAAATATGCAATCCCCAAAAAGTCCAACATGTCAAAGGACGAGGCAGGCTTCATCTGCTGCAAACTTGACTATATTGCAAAACGCTATCTCATGGATATTTTCGGAACTGAGTACAAGAGACGGCGCGGAACGTTTGGAGATTGTTATCCATTCGAGCAATGGGTCAAAGAGCTGGCCAGGAAAACTCCAACCCATAGGCCCGAGCTTCTTAAAAAAATCCAGGAAAGGAAATTCAAATGACACTAGAAACCTTAACAGTATGCTCTATCATCGGATGGGTCGTAACTGTAGTCATGTTCATCATCGTGTTTGTCTATGTGAACATCTGCGAGGATGGTCTTTATCTTAGAATAAGACATGAGGAGGAAAGACGGATAGATGAAGTTAGAATCCTTGAAATAGCAATCGCAAACACTGCCGCCAATACGGAAAAGATGTATCCGTTAAGAAGTGCGCGGCACTATCTTGATATTACGCCTAGCAAGCGCGTAGAGATAAGCAGGGTAGTCAACCTTCTCATGGAACATCTAGGAGTAGTGTACGAAGAAGAAAACACCGCCGACAAAATTGTAAAAATTAAAAAGGAGGAAAAATGATACCAGAAAATAACAAGATCGCGGTATTTACAAAGTTCGGTATATTCGCCGGGCTCCCTATGTACACCGATGGAAAGGTTACGGGGCTTAAAGATGCCGTCAGCATGAAAGACTTGCCGCTTCCTGGCCCTCAAGGAATAAACCTTGTTACGGTCGGGACGATGGTGGGAGACTTTAGCGAATTGCCCGAAGATAGAATGATAGCCGTACTGTCCGAGAGGAACAGCTATTATCTTGAATGGGTGAACGTAACGTCTAACCTTGTAACGGCCCAATTAGTACCACAACAGCCCCAAGGACAACCGCCTACGAATCTGTTTGACTTTACCAAGAAGAAAGGAGAAATATCACAATGACGAGAGAAATGGAACGGCTCATCAGGAAGATCGGCAGGAAGATCAAAGTTATGAAGTGGGTTGAGATCGACAAGCTCGGGATTAACCGCCAGATTGCGCTGCGGCTTCGCAGGGGCGAAACGCCGGCAATGAGAGAGCTTACAGTCGAGCGCGTAGCGATTGCTTTGAAAATTGCTTAACAAGAACGCAACAAGCATACTGATCGTACAAGGTTACGTCATGGCGATACTCAAAGGGCAGACGCTCCTGAACTGCCCCACGTCAGGACAGATATACCTCAAATGGAAAGATGCTCGCGTGCCGCCTGCAGTCAAGGTCGGGAAGTATATTACCGTCTGCGGAAAGCTCATCACACTCGACCTTGGGCGTTCCTTCCTCATGGTGAGGGGCGAACTTCTGCGCCCCTCTAGCCTGAATAACATCAAGAAGTATATCTCCGTACAAAGATAGTACACGTTTTTTTATTGACTGTACCACGAATCTTATGGTATATGCGCTACTAGTGTGTCACTTTTACCACAGGAGGCGTATATGCCGGTAATGAAAGAATATCTTTGTATCCGTTGCGGAGAAGTAGAACACACCCTTCCAGTATGCCCCAAATGCGGGGCCACAGAACCAAATCTCAAAAGACAATTCAGAACACCAATCCAGCTCAAAGGCGATATGACAAAATTCAAGGACAGGAACATTGCTGCTCTTGTCGCGTCAACCGGCCTTAAAGATTATTCTAATAACGAGAACACAAAACATACACGCGACACAAAAAGTTTATGGGGCGATAAAAAAGAGTTCGCCAAGGTACTCGCAAGCAACCCTTCAATGTTCGGCGGAGTGAAGGTTGACGAGACACGGAAAGTACTTAGCCAGATAGGAAAGGTCACCAAAATATATGACACCCGGGACATAAAGAGTGAAAATTCCCAAAGAGCCTAACGAAAGAGAAGCATTTTACGTTGACCTTATCACGCGATGTTTCGCTTCGCGAGAAGATCGCAAGAACCTCTATTCCGTCCTCAAGAACTACTACCTGTATGGCAATCAATCACTCCCTCAAGCGGTTGATTACAATAAACTTTATGCCCACATCGACCTTCTCTCCTCATTCCTTTTTTCAGGCGAAACCACAGCTTTTGTCATAGAAACATCCGTTGATTCAGATAGCCAGGACCCCATCACAGAACAGCGCAAGGCCCAGGTAATACTTCCGAAAGTGGTAGAGAATTGGCATGACAGCAATCTCGACATTCTCTTTAACGAAGCATTGAATTGGGCGCTGGTATATTCGACCATGTTCATAAAGCTCGTCCCGTATGAGAATGCGCGTTTTGGGGCTTATCTTGTCGAGCCTCAACTTGTCGGCGTGCTTCGTGAAGATGTGCCTATGCTCGATAATCAAGAGTGCGTATGCCATGAGTTCTACATGGGAGAGTCTGAGTTCAAACGAAGGATAGAGAAGTTCGGAGAGGAAGAAAAGACACGCATAATGAACGCAATAGGGGGCGGATTCAGCGAGGTAGAGACCGGCGGAGATACCCTTCCGCTGCCGGTAGCGAAGCTCATTGTTACCGCTACCAATCCCCAAACTGGCGGAGTACAGGGGCAAATGTCAAACGTGACCGCAACGTATGACATGAACCCAAAGATAAACGAGAAAGTGCTCGTTTGCCATGAGCTTATGGTCTATGACGATGACGCGCAAGACTATCGAATGGTCCTCATGGCCGATGGCAAGGTTACGTTCTTCGATGCTATGGAGAACACTTTTGTCCCGAACGAGCTCCCCCTGATCAAAATAACCCCGAACATGATAGCGAATTACTTTTGGGGTAAGACCGAGCTGATGCACCTTATCCCGCTCCAGGAATGGATGAATACAAGGGTGCAGGAGATACGCAGGGTACTGGCAAAAATAGCCGACCCGCCTCTTGCCGGCATAGGAATGTCAGGCGTGGTGGAAGAAAAATGGCTGGAAAACCCTGGGGACAGGATTGCAACCGATATTCCTTCGGGCAATATCCTCAATTTATTCCAGGCGCAGGCCGGCGACCTCTTTTCCGAGCTCAAAATGATAGAGACAATGTTCGACGAAGTATCGGGAATCAGGGAGTTGATGCAGGGAAAAGGCGAGAAGGGAGTTCGCGCGACCTCACACGCAGACCTTTTGGTAAGGGTTGGAAGCTCCAGAGTGAAGAAAAAGGCCGCTATTTTGGAAGATTCAGTCGAAAAAGTGGGCTCTTTGATACTTGCCTTTATGCGTAAATATGACCCCACCCACTACGAATTGGACGAGCCAAAGGGGTATAAATTCACCGCCAAGATGCTTTCAAGCCGATCTGCCGTCAAAGTTGACTCCCATTCCAGCTCTCCGATATTCATAGACCAGCAAATGGACAAAGCGGAGCAGGCATTTAAGGCCGGGGCTATCGATAAAGAGGACCTTATCGATATGATGAGGTTCCAGAACAGCGCTTATATGAAGTCTAAACTCCATAAACGCGAGGAAGAAAACAACAAACTGAATGCCATTGCCGGAATAGTGAACGAGATAAACGAGCAAAACATGCTTCAAATGCTCGAAAAGCTCAAGAAAATGACCGCTAAACCGGCCAAAGGCTGATAATAATTGTAGGTCGGGGAACACAGCTGGCTTACAAGAGCGAGAGGAGGTGACAACATCCATGGCGAGAAAGAAACGTGGCGGCAAGCGCAGCAAGAAACGGTAAGTAATTTCGGATGAAGGGGCAGATACAAGCCGCGTCTGCCCCTCATCCACTAACGAAAGGAGAACCGACATGCCAGATCAAGATGCAATGCCGGCGTCAACACCAGTGCCAGGAGCGGGAAGTCCTCCGATGCCAGCTCCGCAGGCTACTCCTCAAGGAGAACCGCAGGAACCAAAGGGAGACGCAGAGGTAGCAAAGTCTAATATCCACGTCGCTATCTCTATGCTCGAACAATCCCTTTCTTCCTTCGGCTCTCAAAGCGAAGAAGGTCAGGCAGTATTAAAAGCCCTTGCTACGCTTGCAAAGAAATTCTCCGGCAACAAATCGGAGGAGATAGTACCGGCACAGGTCGCTGATGCAATGGCGGGCTTGCCGGATGATTATAAAAAAATTATGCAGCAAAGTAAACCAGGCGGAAAGCCGGCAGGCGCACCGCCGGGAATGTAGGGAAAGGAGGATAAATGGTACAGGCACTCAGCAGAACAGCTGTAGTTACGCAGCAGTTGTGGTTAAAGTCCCATGTGTTCGCTGATGAGGGAACGTACTTCGTGACGTCTGATTCAACAAATTCGGCAGACGGAACTGGTATAAACACCGGCGGGGTAACTCAGACCGGCTACGTTGCTACCACTCCGACAATGACGATTTTCAATAACGGCACGAACAAGATATATCTCGACTTCCTTACACTCTTTATGACGGTAGGCGGAGCCTCTTTAACATCATGGCGTTGGGCGATGTACGGCGATACAACGAACAGATATACTTCCGGCGGGACCGTAGCAGCCGTTGTTAACCGTCCTGACATGTCACTTGCGACGTTCACAGCTTCGGCTGCAGTAATCTACTTCGGGGCCATAACAGCAGCGGCCGCAGGAGCGAACGTAAGATTTCTTGGCAAGGGCATTTTCAGGAACGCAATTCCGGTAGTAGGCGATATGTACACCCTGAATTTCGGCTCCGTAGAGCAGGGGATGTCTCAATCGCAGGACAGCGGAACAAACTCAATAGCGCAGATGTTCGCAGCGCCGCCAGTGATCATTTGGCCTGGATTCTTTTGGGCTCTCTATACTTGGGGTCCCTCAATGGCCACTACAAGCCCGGCAGCTTCATACCAGCTTGGTTTTGTGGAAAGGAGTTTGTAATGAAGAAAAAAGTTTGCATGTTCGATCATGTATGTGAACAAGGTACGGATGCGGTACAGAAGGCCGATGTTGTGGTCCGTACGCAAATGGACAACCAGTTCAGGGTCGGGCTTAAACCGGCAAAGGACAAGTGGCCGGGATTCAATGCGGTCGACAGAAGTACGGTAAAGCCAAAGGACACAGAGAATAACAACCCTATACTTATGGCCGTAATGAGTGCGGCGAGCATAATGTCAAAAGCAAAACACGAATAAAGAAAGGAGACAGCTATGGCAGGCAAAGAATTATTTTTCCCGAGAGTGAACGCAGTAGGATTCAAGAGGAACAACAGCTCGAAAGTAACAGGAAAGCCACCCGAAATCCCCGAGATCGCGGCAATGGCTGGAGGCAAAGATATCAAGAAGCGCGATGCGCTGGCAATCAAAAAACCCAAATAAAGGAGGTTCGTCATGGCTGACGGAACCGATGAAGAATTAGTTAAGATGTTCAGAAAAACACTGGGCAATCCGAAAACAAGGGACAGGCAGCTGAAACTTGTTAAGGAAGTTGAGCCTAATCTGCCCATACCAGAGGTCGATGCCGAAGCCCGAGTCATGGAACGAGTAGCGCCATTGGAGAAGGAACTTGCAGCTCTCAAAGCCCAAAACGAAAAAGATGCCATTCTTGCCGGAATAAACAAGCAGCGCGAATCCGTCAAGAGGGAATTTGGCCTTGACGATGCGGGGATTGAGAAGGTTGAGAAAATTATGATCGAGAAGAAAATAGGCGATCATAAGACTGCAGCCGAAGTAATGCAGATGAACAGCAGGGTAGCAACTCCAACGGTTGATGGCAGTTCGTATGTTCAGTTGAAGATGCCTACTGAAAAAGCTCTACTTGAAAATCCAACTGAATGGGCAAGGAACGAAGCACACGCGGCCGTCGATGAACTCAGAGGTCGCAGATAAGGAGGTCCTATGGCATACGTCCAACCAGTATTGCCTGTAACAATTTACCAGCCGCCCCTAGAATCAACGGCGAATCTTGGCAGAGTGAATGACAATTCACCGGCAGCCCACTCTATCCAAATGGGGCAGCTCTTCAACACGATCATGCAGGCGCTTAACTCTATGTGCTTCTCCGTGGCCGGCTCCGCTATCGCTACAACGACGCAAAAGGCAAAGACCGTAAACGCGGTGCAATATACCATTAAGGGAAAAGCATACACCAAGGCGGGCGCAGATAACTTCTGGACGCTGGACACGACATGCAATGTGACAAACGGAAACTGGAATGGAATTTGGCTTATGATGGATGCTTCCGGCGCAGCTCAGTTTGCTGCTGGAACTCAGGCATCTTCGCAGGCTGGCATTGTCATGCCTACGCCTAACGTAGCATATTGCGTTATAGCGTATTTAACAATCAACCCTACAGGGACAGGAAACTTTGTTGGCGGCACAACGCCATTGAGCGACGGCACGGTAGTTCCTAATGCCGTGTTCTATGACATGACATTCCCTGGATATTTTTCACTATTAACCTAAATTAAAAAGAAAGGAGAAACAGTATGGCAGCTTATGTAACAACTCTCGGCACAGGTGTAATTCCTGGAGCTGGCAACGTACAGACCGAATTGACGGCAGTTACCAGACGCGGATTTATACCCAAGATGATCGTACAGTTGTACAAGTCCTGCCCATTGGTAGCTTCTGTTCTCGCCAATGCCAACACTGCTTCCGGTGGTATTGATTCAATCAACCAGCCGGTTCAGGGTTCGTCATTCGTGAACCATCAGTGGTCGGACTACTCGGGAGCATTCTCACAACCGGCAGCTCTTACCGGCGCTCTCGACGCGCAGTATGACCTGAAACTCAGCATTATCCCTGTCCCGTTTTTGGGAATGGAGGGCATTGTCCAGCTCGGACATGATGTTATCCCTCTAATCGAAGCAAGAATGAACGACGTGGAGGCCGTTGCCAAGGACGCATGGGCGACCGCTCTCTATAACAACACATCAAATACGTCGGCCTTCATCGGCTTGCCGGCATATATTGACGATTCAACCAACGTAGGGACCTATGCGAATATCGCCAGGTCAAGCAACACATTCTGGAAGTCGTCATATACGGCGAACTCCCCGACGGTAAACCCGACGCGTGCTCTCCTGCTGGTCTATATCAACCAGCTCGTCAAGGCGTGCGGTGAGGCTCCGACATTCGGTCTCATGGGCTTCGGCACATGGACGCGTCTAGCAGAGGACTTCCTCTCGCAGGAGCGATATGATGTAAGGTCCGGATTCTCTCTCGGCGGTGTCGAGTCAGGGTTCAGGGCTCTTATGGTTGCCGGCGTTCCTATTTACGGCGACCCCTATTGTCCGGAAGGCTACTGCTATCTGGTCAATTCAAACTACCTGTCTCTCCATATCCATGAGGCAGCGGCAATGGCATTTACGGGATTCCAGTCAACTATCCCGAATATGCAGCTTGGCTACGTCGGCGCCGTCGTAACGGTTGCTGAACTGGTCGGTGTCAAGCCAAAGGCAAACTCGCAGATTCGCGGTCTGAACTACGAGAACATCTAAGGAGGACTGACAATGCAATTCAAGAACATTGTAGGACAGAAAACAACTATCGACGACGGAATGACTATGAACATTATCGCTTCCGGCGCGATCAACTATGGCGACATTGTTACCATTACAGGCGCTACCGAAGTTGCCGGTCAGCCTTATCTTGTCGGCAAGCAGTCGCAAGCCGATAGCATAGCCATTCTCGGCGTATGCTGCGAGCCGGGTGGCATTGCAACCGGCGGGATTGGCAGGATTCAGATTGCCGGCATTGCTGATGTGAACGTAGCATCGGCAACTTATACGACACCGGGAGCATTGATCGTAACCAACGGCGGCGGCAATGGTTCTGGCGCAGCTGGAACTCCGGCGGCAGGCAAGTCCGTAGGTCTGGCCATTGGCGACGTGTCAGGTACGGTAACTCAAACCAAGGTGCTCATTAGGTTGAGCGACCGATAATCTCATAAAAGGAGATAAACAATGCACAGCGTCGTTGTTACGAACAATAA